AGGATGACACACGTAAGAAGATTAAGAAGGCACTCAACTCTTCATACGAGCCTAAGTATGTTGTCCTAGAATTGATGTACTGGCGTAAAGCAAACGCCATTCACAATTGGTTTGTCCAAAATGTACAAGAAGGAGAGGACGATTGTAGGGAACACATTGTTTCCATTGAAGACCTCAAACAGTTGTTATCTGTAGTTAACTCCGTTCTACAGGACACATCTTTAGCAGAGAAGCTGCTTCCTCCAACTCAAGGTTTCTTCTTTGGAAGCACAGAAGTTGATGAATGGTATTTCAAAGACTTGGAATACACAAGAGACAGGCTCAATGAGTTGCTATCGTCTCCTGACATTGAAGACATTGACATCTACTATCAGTCTTCCTGGTAATGAGTGATAGAGCCTTCTACTTCTTGATTGTCTTGTTGTATGTCGGCTACATGCTTCACCTATGTAGTTGACATACTTGTTAAACCATTGTATAATTACTTATAAGATGATTTATAATAATTATACTTTTATAAGGATACTTATATGCGTTGCTATTGTTGTAATGCTGAATTGTCAGACTTTGAAGCTACTCGTAAGAGCATTGTTAGCGGAGACTTTCTTGACATGTGTAACACCTGTTACCATACAATCTCAGATGATGTTGATTCAATTGAACGTGATGACTTGAAACATAACGAGGATGATGGATATGAAGATGAAAGTTGATGAGTTTGAAATGTCTCTTTCATTCCTGCTCATGGATGTTAGAGAAATGATTGATTCGATTGGCTTCCCTGCTTTCCTTGAGAAGCTTAAGCCATCAACACAAAACCTTTCAGAGGAAGACAGGCAGAGAATGATTAAGATGTTGGAGGAATGGAAGCTGTGAGCTTTGTTAAAACCCACCAGCCATGCACATCATGTGACAGCAGCGATGGCATGTCAGTCAACGAGGATGGAAGCACCTACTGTTTCGTCTGTCAAACATTCACCAAAGGCGAGAACACACAAGTGAACACCTACCCCTTACCCGCCCCACAAAAGACCCGTACAGAGCCTTCTAAGGCCATTGCTGAGGCTTTCACAACCCTACCCACCCCTGCCATTGGCAGTAGGCGCATCGCACGAGCCACTGTTGAAAGGTATGGAGTGGTGAGTGACAGCAACCATGTCTGGTTTCCCTACCATGACAATGAAGGTATGCTTGTTGCAGCTAAGAAGCGAAGCATCAAGGAGAAAGCATTCTCTGTTGAGGGTGAATGGAAGGAAGCCACGCTATTTGGACAGCATCTGTTCCCCAAGGGTGGCAAGTATGTCACTGTGGTGGAGGGTGAGTATGATGCTCTTGCTGCATTCCAAATGCTTGGTTCTAAATACCCTGTTGTGTCCATTCGCAATGGGTCTGGCGGTGCGGCTAAGGATGCACAGAAAAACTACGAATGGCTTGACAGCTTTGACAACATCGTTGTCTGCTTTGACAATGACGAGCCAGGGCAACAGGCAACGAGTGCCTTCTGTTCTGTGTTCGCAAACAAGGTGAAGGTGTTCAAGGGCAAGGCAGGAATGAAGGACGCATGTGACTGGTTACTAGCCAGTAACGAGCAGGAGTTCATCCAGCGGTGGTGGAGTGCAGAGCAGTATGTCCCTGATGGTATTGTCCAAGGCTCCACTCTGTGGGACACAGTGAGTAAGCCCCTTGACAAAGCATCATGTGACTACCCATTCGCTGGCCTGAACAAGCTGACGTATGGTATTCGTAAGGGTGAGCTTGTCACTGTCACTGCTGGTAGTGGATTGGGTAAGAGTCAGTTTTTGCGTGAAGTGATTTGGCATTTGCTGCACAAGACAGATGACAACATTGGCTTGATGTTCCTTGAGGAAAGCACACGCAAGACTGGGCTGTCTCTCATGAGCCTTGCTGCAAACAAGCCTTTGCATTTGCCTGACACCCCATGCACTGACGAAGAGAAGCGTGATGCCTTTGATAAAACCCTTGGCACTGATCGCATATACATGTTCGATCACTTTGGTAGCACAAACATTGAGAACATTGTTAAACGTACAGAGCAGTTTGCTTCTGCGTTCAACTGTGGATATGTGTTCCTTGATCACGTTTCAATTGTTGTTTCCTCGCAGGACAATGGCGATGAACGCAAGGCTCTTGACCGCATCATGACTGAGCTACGCACAGTTGTTCAGAAGACAGGCATTAGCCTCATCCTGGTGAGCCACCTCAAACGTCCTGAGACAAAGGGACATGAGGAGGGAGCAGCAACTAGCCTTGCACAGCTACGTGGGTCAGGCGCAATTGCACAGCTCAGTGACATGGTGATTGGCCTGGAGCGTAACGGTCAGGCAGAGGACGAGCGTGAACGCAACACAACCAAGGTGAGGGTACTGAAGAACCGATTCAGTGGCATCACTGGCCCTGCTTGCCACTTGCTTTATTCTCTAAACACTGGTAGAATGTTAGAGATAGAGGAGGAAAGTTTGTGATATTCTTTAAACCAAAGACAATCAACATTGATTTGTTCACGTTTAACTCTGGTGTGTATGAATATGCAAAGCCAGACTTGGCAAAAAATTTCTACCCAGATTGGTGGAAGAAACTGTCAAAACAAACTTACAACAGTGAATTTGGCCCAGGCCCAACAATAAAAACATGTGCAGGATTCATTGACCTTTATATGTATGGGTTTATGTTTCCTATGTGGTGTGATGTATTTATTCGTGTTGAGGACAACTGTGAATTTACATGGAGATATGCTGATCAAAATTCATCTGGTATGTCACACAGTCCTTTGCAAGCTGGTAGTCTCTTTTTTGAAAGCAATGTAAGAAACTTCAAGTTGATTAGTCCATGGGTTGCTCAAACAAAAGAAGAGGTTTACTGGTCAATCAATCAACCATTGTGGAGCCAAGGTCTACAGAAAGACTTTATTGTTCCACCTGCCGTGCTTAATTTCAAGCATCAGAACACAGCTAATATCAATACATTGATTACTGATATTAGTAGGAAGAGGGAATTTATAATTCCATTTCGTATGCCCCTTGTTCATTACATTCCTATTGACGAAAGACCTTGTAAGCTGCACCTACATCTTGTGTCTGAAGAAGAGTATAATAAGATCAATGATAGGAACAGACCTGTGTCTTTTTCAAATTCATACAAGAAAAAGATTGGAGTTAACAATGAATGAAAGAAACATTGAAGCAATGACAGAACGTGTCATTACCAGCGACACATCACAAGAACGTGTCGATGAAACAGCAAAACAGCGACATGAGGGAGAGCCTGTGGCGACATTGGATGACCTTGAGCAAGAGATTTACGAGAACACAAGGCAGTTTGTATCCCGTGATGTGATGGAGTGGATGCTCAAGCGGTATTACACATCCCCACCACAACGCCAATGGGTGGGGATAAATGATAGTGAAATTGGACATATTACAAAAAGTTTTGATGCACGACTTTCTGTAAGGCTTGGAATTTCTAGAGCCATTGAAGCAAAACTTAAGGAGAAGAACACGTGAGTATTGAAGCAATGAAGCAGGCACTTGAGGTGTTGAGTAGTTCCATGTACCCACAACCACAGCAAATGAACGCCATCGACACCCTACGCCAAGCCATTGCAGAGGCAGAGAAGCAAGAGCCTGTGGCGTACATCCAAACAAATCGACATTGCGAAGAAGAACTTGTCTGGGATAAAGACGATGAATTGGAAAACGGGTTGTATTCCTACACGCCACTCTACACATCCCCACCACAACGCCAGCCGCTGACGGATGAGATGACAAAACAGATGCGCGAGAGTTGCGACAGTTACGAAATGCGAGGGGCGTTTGTTGATGGCTGGCTGTCAGCCGAAGCCGCCCACGGCATCAAGGGGGAAGCATGAGCCAATGTCCTCAATGCGGCCTTCAAAGGGGGCTACACCACAGCATTCTGCCGGGGTGTATGTGTACAACAGCCGGGCCGTTCACTTACCCGGTTGACCCACCACAACGCCAGTGGGTAGGACTGACAAAGAAAGAGTTTCAAGAAGTCGTAAATGGGCTTGAAGATTTAGAAGATTGTTGGATTGCCATCGAAGCCAAACTCAAGGAGAAGAACGCATGAAGATATATACCCGCAAATGTAAGATGGAATATTTGAACAAGTATTGCCATCACGCAAAAGAAAACTCATTCATTGAAGTGAGTGAGTGGGAGAACGGTGAGGGAATTGATGTGACGCTTAATGACAAAATCATTTCTCTATCATGGGGAGAGCTTGATGCAATCAATGTATTGACACATTACAAGGAATGACACATGAGTGCATGGCTTATAGCAGGGATTGGAGTGGTGTATGCAGTGGTGGCATTTGACCTTATTCGGTCTGGTAATTTGGGTCTTGGGATTGCTTTTGTTGGCTATTCCATTGGCAATGTTGGCTTAACTATGGAGGCTTTGAAAACATGAGTGAAGTGAATGAGACATTGGAAGTTCGTGAGACAACGTATGGCAGCTACTTGAATGTTGCGATGTATGCACAGCTTATCAAGAATGACTTGAGGTCAATGAAGAATTGGAACAGTCTTCCTCCTCACATGCGTGAGAGTTTGGATATGATTGCCAATAAGATTGGACGCATCATGAACGGTGATCCTTATTACAAAGACAGTTGGCATGACATTGCTGGCTATGCAACCCTGGTAGCAAACACATTGGAGGACTAATGCTTTTCCTAGACATTGAAACAGACAGCAAACACAAACACATTTGGTGCTGTTTCACTTGGGACAAAGAGAACGGTAGCGTATGTCATACAGAAGCAAAGACATTGATTCCTTTAATCGAAAAGTCAGACAAAGTGGTAGGACACAACTTGATCGGATTCGATGGGCCTCTCCTGCGGAAGTTATGGAATGTGAAGGTAACGAAGAATCAGGCGATAGATACATTGATTCTTTCAAGGCTTTACAATCCCAATATCGAAGGGGGACACGCTCTAGACGATTGGGGCAAACGAGTGGGACTGAACAAGTCTGACTATGCTGAGGCTTATGTTGCAGCAACTGGTAAGGATGCCAGCTTGCGGTGGGATGAGCCTCACCTTCCAACCCTGTATGCCTACTGCGAGAACGATGTTGCTGTCACAGTGAAGACATACAACATGTTGATGGACTTGCTAAAGGACTTCTCTCAGGAGAGCATAGACCTAGAGCATGACGTTGCAATTATTCTTAAGAGGCAAGAAGATCATGGGTTTAAATTCAACATACCAGAGGCTCAGGCTTTGCTGGCTGTCCTTGCAAGTAAAATGGTGGATATTGAAAACAGATTGCAAGTTGCGTTTCCTCCTCTGGTTGAAACGAACAGGAAGAATAAGCGCACTGGAGCACCACTTAAGGATATTGTCACTCCTTTCAACCCTGGTTCTAGGAAACAAATCGCAGAACGTCTTAAAGACAAAGGCGTATCGTTCTCTAAAACGACAGACAAAGGACACGTAATTGTTGATGAGAAGGTGCTAGATGGTATTGACCTGCCAGAGGCCAAGCTCCTCCTTGAATACCTCATGCTGCAAAAGCGTGTGGCTCAGGTGACTAGCTGGCTAGAGGAAGTGAAAGACGATGGGCGCATTCACGGCAGAGTGATTACCAATGGTGCAGTGACAGGCAGGATGACACACAGCAGCCCTAACATGGCACAGGTTCCCAACTCTGGTTCCATGTATGGCCCTGAGTGTCGTAACCTATTCATTGTTGAGAAGGGCAACGCACTGGTAGGCATCGATGCCTCTGGTCTTGAGCTACGCATGCTTGCCCATTACATGAGGGACGAAGGATATGTCAAGGCAGTTGTCGAGGGTAGTTCAAAAGATGGCACAGATGTCCACACGCTCAACCAAAAGGCTGCGGGACTTGAGACAAGGGATCAGGCGAAGACGTTCATCTACGCTTTCCTATATGGTGCAGGGGCATCGAAAATCGGAAGCATTGTTGGTGGTAGCTCTAGGGAAGGACAGGTTCTTATTGAAAAGTTTCTTTCCCAAACTCCCGCCCTCAAGGTATTACGAAATAAAGTTGAAACCATATCGGGTAAGGGCTTTATGCCTGGGCTTGATGGTCGCAAGATATGGGTACGTTCCCAACACGCAGCTCTTAACACACTACTTCAAGGAGCAGGAGCTGTCCTGATGAAGAAAGCCCTGGTGTTACTAGATAGTAACCTCAGAAAACACAACATCCCTTATGGGTTCTGTGCTAATGTGCATGACGAATGGCAGATTGAAACAAAGAAGGAGTATGCAGATGTCGTAGGTAGAATGGGAGTAGAAGCAATTGAAGAAGCAGGACGTGCGTATTCCCTACGTTGTCCTGTAACTGGAGAATACAACGTGGGGTTCACATGGAAAGAAACGCACTGATTGATTTGATGGAAAACGCAGAGGTTGCTATCCATCTATTCATCAAAGATAATAAACTCATCATCATGACCGATAAGGAAATGACAAATGACAACATCTTTGAAACTTTGGCAATGTTCTCAAGCTATGTTTTGCTTGACGGCCTTGACAAACCACCAGATTCTATGCTACAATAATAGTATAGAATGTTAAACAACACAAAGGAAATCACATGAAAACTGTTAAAGTAGTTGGACAATTGTTTTGGGCTAAACACATGGCTGAACCTAATGTTCAGTTCAATCCAACCAACGACAAGTACGAGATTTGTATTGGTCAACTGAGCGACAGCATTGCCACTCGCTTGACCAACGAGCTTGGTATCAAGATCAAAGAACGTAATGATGATCAGTACAACCGAGGCAAGCACATTGTTGCCAAGAGCAAGTATGTCATCAAGGCTGTGGATGAGAAGGGTAACGAGATTGATCCCTCACAGATTGGTAATGGCACTGTGGCAGAGGTTACTCTCTCCAGCTATGAGCACCGTATGTCTGCCATGTATGGCAAGGCTGCGTCTGTTGTGCATAGCCCCACCATTGCTGCCCTCAAGGTGAAAGACCTTGTGTCTCCTCCTGTTGCTGATGCT